GTGGAGGCTGTTCTTATTGTGAATTTCCATACGAAGCACAGTTACCTGTAAAGACGGAAAACGGATACGAAACACGAGAGTTTAGATCACAAGATGATGTTTGGGCAGTTATTGAGTTAATTTCCCAAGAAACAAAGAATTTTAACGAAGAAAAAGGAAAGGATTTTGATGTGGCAAAAAGTATATCTGCACAATTACCTTTCTTTGCGTGTGTAAATCACCTTAGAGATGAGAAGTATATAAAACTTCTAAATCAATACATATATTGCACCGAAACAGGCACACCAGCATACACAGGTAGTTATGGTGAGCAACCTGCAAGATGGGTACAATATTTTTTTATAATTAAAAATGCGATGGCGAAAAAGAGTAAAATGATACAAGAGAAAGCGAAAAAAGATGTCTGATATTATCGTAAAGTTTAAACCAATGGGTCAAAAACAACTGATTGATGCTATTAATCGGTTAGAAGCAGCACAAGGTAAAGCCACAACTACTGCCAAACAACATAGACTAGCTATAGGAAGAAATCGTAAAGCTATGGGTATGTTTGAACAAAGTTTAGCAACAGTACGTTCAAGATTGTTAGTATTTAACTTTGCTATGAGTATGGGTCTTAGACAATTAATGCAATTTTCAAGAGAAGCAGCTCGTGTAGAAGATATGTCAAGGGCATTTACTACATTAAGTGGTACTGGCGAAAACGCAAGTATTGCAGTAAACAAAATAAGTAGAGCTGTAAAAGGCACTATGAGCCAAATGGACTTATTTAAACAAGCAAACAATGCTATGATTCTTGGTGTTACAAGAAACACAGATGAAATGTCTGAAATGTTTCAAATTGCACAAACACTAGGTGCTGCACTTGGTGTAGATACTGCACAAGCTGTTGAATCACTTATTACTGGTATTGGTCGTCAATCAAGATTGATGCTTGACAACATTGGTATTATTGTTAAATCAGACGAAGCATACAAGAAATATGCAGAATCACTTGGAATTACAGCAGATAAATTAACTGATGCACAGAAGAAACAAGCATTTTTTACTGCGACTATGGAATCAGCAAGAGCTAAAGCTGCTGAACTTGGTAATCAACAACTTACTGCTAGGGATCAGTTCAATCAATTCAATGCAACTATGGAAGATTTCACTAATTTTATTGGTGATAAAACAACTCCTATAGTGCTAAGTTTCTTTGATAGCTTTGCAGAAACTCTTAGACAAATAATGGAAACTGATATACAAACTGCTGTAAGACAATTACAAGATTTAAGTGTTGAAGCAGAAAAATTATCAATATTCAATAAAATATTCCAAGAAGTAGAAGCAAGAGAACAAATTAAAAAATCTGAAAAAATTATTATTGATGGTTTTGAAGATATTGCATTACAATTACAAGATGATCCTATTGGTGGATTTTCATTTTTAACATCTGAAACATTAGATAAAATGATTGTAGATTTAGAAAAATTTGGTCTTGATGTTGAAAAAAATATGGTAGGAGCAGGTAGAGCAGGTGCATTAATGGCTGATGGTTTAAAAATAGATATTGAAGATTTAAATATAGATATTGTAAACCAAAAAATAAAAGATATAGAATTTCAAGCTAAAGCATTAAGAGAAGTATTAAAATTAGAACCAGATAATGAATTTTTCTTAAGTCAAGTAAAAGAGGCTTCAAATTTACATAGCGTATACTCTTTAATTTTAGAAGAATATAATAAAATGATTGAAGCACAAAAAACATTAGGAATTAATACTGATGATATAACAGTTAAATTTGGCTTAAATAGATTAGAAATGGAAAAATTAGAACCTGTTCAAACTAGACGTAACAATTCTATAGAAATGGAAAAAGAATTGTTAGATGACAAATTAGATATGTATTCTGTTGTAGCTAAAGCTACTGCAAATTTAGTTGCAGTTGGTGGTAAAAATGCTTTGATAAGTGCAAGAATACAACAAATAGCAGCTATTATTGATACGTTTCGTGCTGCAAATGCAGTAGTTTTAGACCCTTTCAATATGGCAAGAGTAATTGCAACTGGATTGGCAAATGTTGCAGTTATAGAAAGTTCTATAGGAAAAATGAACTCAGTAGCAGGTGCAAGTGTTACAGGTCAATTTGAACAAGGTGGTTTAGTTGGAGGTCGTAGACACTCACAAGGTGGTACTATAATAGAAGCAGAACGTGGCGAATTTGTAATGAGTAGAAATGCAGTAGAATCTATCGGATTAGAAACACTTAATCAATTAAATTCAGGTGCAGGTGGTGCAGGCAATGTAATAGTTAATGTATCAGGTAATGTAATGACACAAGATTTTGTAGAAGGCGAACTTGCAGAATCAATTAAAGAAGCTGTCCGTAGAGGTAGCGATTTTGGTATCGGTTTATGATAGAATTACCATTAAAATTTAAACAAGCATTAGGAAATGGTGTAAGAACATCATTGTTTCCTATAATTAGATTTTATAAAAATGTTAGACTAGATGAGCGAGATACTTGGTCTAATGCAGAATCTGTTAATTTATCCATCAAAGAAACTTATCTTAGTGGTATTAATTTTAATCCTTTATTGTTAAATACGCCAAACATACAAAGTAAAGCAGATCTTGTAAATAATAAGTATACTATTTCTACTGTTTCTTTGTCTATTTCTAATTCAAATTACAAAGGAAAAGTATTTAGTGATGATGTACAGAATTTGCTTAATGCAGTTTGTGAAATTTATTATTGTGCTAATGGTATAGATAAAATAGAAGATTGTTTACTTGTTTATACTGGGACTGTTAGACGTTATAGTCAATCGGCAGAAACTATATCTTTAAAAATAGAAGATATTACAGAACAAATGCTTAGCACTAAAATACCAAGCACATTAGTTCCTGATGAATCTTTATACAGAGAAGATGATAGAGGCAAACCATTTCCTATGGTTTATGGATACGTTGATAAATCACCTTTAATTACACGTTTTTCTGGTTTAAATGAAATGGGTCAGCTAGAAAATAAAATAGGCGAATTTCATATAGATAAGCCTAGTAAATTGGTGTCTGGTATGTGGGATTCACAATCCGAAAATTGGGGATATGAACTTAATGCAGGTCATAGATTATATACTCAAGGTTATCTTAAAAATACACAAGCATTTTTATCTATTTACAATGAAAATTTTTCACCTATATTTAGAGAATTAACAGATGATTGGGGTTTTGGAGATTATGATTTACCTATAAATGATAAAATATATAATTTTAAACAAAGTAATGGTAATAATACATCTGCTTCTATAATTGTAAATTCAGACGCATTAATTGCGTTAGAAGATATATATGGATTACCAACAAGATTTTATAGACCTATAGAATCTATTGAATGTTTTACATATTGTGATAATGTGCAAGGTGGTGATAACGAATCTATAAATCGTATATATGGATTCACAAACTTTGTTAGTGGTGAATCAGGTGGATTTGAACCTTATCAAAAAGACCATATATTCAATTCAGATGCTTATGATAATAATTGGAGTTCTAGCGATCAAACTTGGTGGCAACCTACTGCATCTAATGAAAATATTAATGGAGGTGTATTTTCATCTATAGACACTAAATGGATACAAAGTGGTAGAGATGGTTTTTTTCCAATAACAAGAATACAAAATGGTACTATAAATGATGGTTTATATATTTGTGGTAGAAATATAGATGGCGAAAGAAATGATGGTAACAAATCAGGTGGTGCTTATATACGTTTAAAGTTAAAAGAAAATGTTGGTGATTATGATTGTGTAACTAAAATTATATATGATGCAGAATATCATTCTTTAAGTGATATGACAACAGGAGGCAACCAAAGAAATGCTTATCCAGCACAATTTTGGACAAATAATTTTTTAGTTGTATTAGATAAAGACATACAAGATAATAATTATTTAAGAGCAAGTGATATGCAAGAATTAAATGCACCATACTTACCAAATTCTGATTTTGAGCAAGTAGAATATGACAACCAAACTTCAACTGAAGAATCAGTATCAGCATTTAATGCAGAAGCTATATCAGAAACATTTAATAAAACAACAAGTTTTAATAGTATACAATTTGGTATTCCACAATATCCTAAAAAGGGAACAACAGCAGGTAATGATGAGGGTTTTGTTGCAGCTCAACTATACAATGCTTGGGTTTTACAAGATGCAGTAATAACCGATCCTTTAAATGAAACATTTTATTTAGATGTAGCAGGTAGAGTAGCTCAATCAGATTATCAAAATGTCATTTCAGATTTAATAAATGTTTATAGAATAGAAGTTGTAGAGGATGAATTAGGAGAAAAAACTTATATATTAAGTTTAGGAATAAATGAATCTGATAATGCTTCTTCTGCACAATATTTGCAAAATTTTATAGACAATAATCCAGTAGAGTTACATTTATCTATACAACAAGCTAGTATTTGGGATGGAGTATATTTTAATTGGGAATATCCATATGATGATGGTAGTGGTATATATAAAATAAAACTATTTGAATTACCTTCTGGTAATGCTGTTGAATATGGTGATTATGGACCAATAGAGTTACAGTTTAGAATGCTAGAGCCTTTTGCATTAAATCCATATACAAAAGCAGACAATATAATGTTAGACATATTAAATCAAGAACTTAATTATCAAGGTGAAGTAGAATTATCAAATACAACAGATAATTGGCAATATGCTTTTACCTTAAATGAACAAGAAGAAGCAAAATCTGTTTTTGAGAAAATGTTCAAATCATCAACTTTAATACCTAGCTTTAATGAACTTGGACAATTTAAATTTTTAGAAAACAAACAAATTATAGAATCATATGATAATGTAAATATTATTAACAAAGACGATATAATATCATATTCGTATGAACTAACAAAAATAGATGATATATATAATCAAGTGAATGTAAAATACAAAAAAAATTACGCATCAGGTGAATACGATAAAGAAACAGGGTATTCTTTAATTGATAATGATGGTAATACATATGAAAATTTAGATACTTTATCTCAATTTATGTATGTAGGGCAACCTGAAAATCAATATAGTGTAGAATATTACGGATTAAAACCCAATGAATGTAAATTAGAAATAGAAACTGATTATATAAGAGATGATATTACAGCTAGAAAACTACAAAAGAAATTAGTTTGTTGGTATGCTAATCAACATTTAATAACTAAATTACAACTACCAATAAGTTATATTAATTTAGAAGTGGGAGATTATATAAAGTTTGATGAGCTTATTGGTGATAAACTTGCTTTTGGTTATGATTATACAAAGCCACAAAATAAGAATGGTCAATATATATACGATGTGTTTTTTATTACAAAAGTATCAAAATCACTAGACAAAGTTACTGTTGATGCCATACAAATACATCGTGGTGATTATGGATTTCCAGAAGAAGATATATTTGTAGATGAAAATATTGTAGATGGAACTGGTAATAATGGACAAGGTAACTTTGAATTAGGTGATCCAACTGATAATCCTAATTACAATCAAGATAATATAGTAGATGAGTTTGTTGATGAGCCTGAATTACCAACATTTCAATTTAATTGGGAAAATGGAAATAATTTATTAAATCCAATAACAGCTAATGTAGTAACAAATTTAGATCAGGATTGGGATTATAATATATTTGTAATTAATGTTTATACAAGTAGTGGCAATCCTATAACATTTCCTGAAGAAAGTAATATACAACCATTACAAAATGGTATATACTCAGAAGAAAATGCACCATCAGCTATGAATATTATAAATCATACAAAAAGCATATCTAATATGGCAAATAATTACAATGGAAAAGTTGATTTATCCAAAAAATATGAGTTTGAATTAGATTCTGAAGATGATGTCATAGAAGTTACATATATGATAAAAGTATACAATGATAGTAATGTTCAATATTTAACATTTACACAAGATGGTGTTTATACTGATTTATCTAGCGATATAAACCAAGATGGAATAGTTAATGTATTAGACGTGGTTCTTTTATTGCAAATGATATTAGGAGAACAAGAAGTTAGCGATAATGCAGATATAACAGGTGATGGTATTGTTAATGTGTTAGATGTAGTAACTTTAGTAGGAGAAATATTAGGTAATTAATGAAAGTTATAGATTTAAATAAAAAATACAACAAAAACATTAGATTAGAAGAAATTGTAACTATATCCTGCGATGATGGGGAATGTTATGTAAATTCATTATCTGGTGTTGCAGGGTTACAAATAAAATTTGAAGGAAAACCTGTTATAACACCACAACTTCCAGATGGTTGGTATTTACAAGGTAACAATAATACTATAATTATATTTACATTAAATAATTTAACTTTAAATAATCAAATATTATTTACATATGAAGGTTTTATGCAAGTTATTGACGTTATTGCTTGTAACAATAAAGCAGAAAGATATACAGAAAAATTTACAAAGAGTGGATTGTCTTGGGGATCAAGTAATTGGTCTATGAATATAGAAGCAGACACTTGGGATAATTTTAAAGATAAAAGAAGAAAAGGTAAAGTTGCAGTTACTTCATACAACCTACCTGATTATGGATTACCTGAAGTACAGCCAACAAAAAAAACAAAAATTAAAACCCAAACAAGACGTAGTAGTACAGGAGGATATTAATGGGAAAGCAAGTTAAAACGCCAAGATTTTATGTAGATATG